GTTTTCGTCTGTAATAAATGATTCGAAAATAAACACGTCGCTAACGTTAGTATCACTTTCGTGAGTTGCTTTAACGTTTAGGTTTCTGTTTTCTGAGTTAAACTTTTGTGCAGCATCATAAATAGTTTCTTTGTTAGCTACTACATAAAAAGGTTTACCATTCTCTTCACGATAAATCATTTTATCAGGGATCATAACCGCACCCATAACGATTTGTTTCTCTTCGTTTTGGATTGCGAAGTTTAATTTTTGCTCATCAAACTTTACAAAGCTCGATTGATAGGCGGGGCTTTCAACTAAGGCTATGTCTTGTAAGCCATATTTAGTATTGCCATTCTCGTCTAATTCTAATAAATACACTGGATAATTCATAATTTAAAATGTTGATTGTTTTTCTAATACATTAACTCTATTTGTTTTGGCGGTTATTTCGTCAACTCCAACGGTTGCTACAACGTTTATTGTGTTATCATTTTTACTTCCTATTCGTCTTCCATTCTCATCAAATTGCGTTCCTTCAACATTTGCGTTTTGATTGCTAATTGTAGGGGGTGCGGGAATAGATGCACCGCCACCGCCACCGCTTGGAGTAGATGGCGAACCTGCACCACCCTCAAATTTTGATGCCGCTATCTTTGCTATGTTAGCAGCTGAAAGCACACCAGCAATACCCGCTTGAATAAATGGATATGCGGGAAATACAGTTGTAATTGGCGAAGCAGTTGCCGTTGCAAATGCACCTTGTACGGCTTGAACACCGCTAACAGTTGCCGTTGCTAATTGTAAAGCCTTATTAACATTAAATGCTTTCTTAGCAAGCTCCAACTCTTCAGCACTACCTTTCTTTAACTTACTTGACTTGAAAGCAAAGAATACATCTGTAACTTGTTGTATGGCATTTAAACCATTTAAAGCAATTGCATACTTTTCTTTTTCTAATAATTTAGCACCCTCTTTTTCACGTTCAGCTAAGTCCCTTGCTTCCTTTGCTTTCTTAGCAGCAATTAACAAATCGGCTTCGGACATTTCGTCCTGTGCTATTCTTAAGCTTTCATTATTAATTTTATTTTGCTCATTGATTGCATTTATTTTAAATTTATTATTAGCAATCTCTGATTCAATTTGTTTTTGTTGTAACTCTTCCTGAGTCTTTAAATACTCAAGTCTAATTCTTTTTAATTCGTCCTGTGTTTTCTTTTCCTCTGCTTTTCTTTTTTCGTTTGCTTCTGCGTTATACTTTGCATTTATCTTATTTATTTCAATCTGTGCAACTTCATTTATTTCAGCTTCTGTTTTAACTAATGCTTTGTATTCAGCTTCCGAATCAACACTTTGCTTTTTATTTAATTCGCTTAATTTAGTTGCCGATTGCTTTCTTATTGCATCAATTTCTTTTTCTCTTTCAGATAATTTAGCAACTCTTAACTCCTCACTTGCATTTGTGCTTAGTAAATTGTAGGCGTTTATTCTATCATTCTTTTCTTTATTGTTTTGAATTTCTTTCGCTTCTCTATCCCCACTTGCTTTTAATAAATTAACTTGTAATTCATTATATTGCTTTTGCTCTTCGTCGTTTAATTCGCCTTTTTTTACCTGTAAATCTTGTAATGATTTAAATTGAGCTGAAAGGCTATCCTCAATTGATTGTAACTTTTGAACCTCTAATTCACTTATATTTTGTCCAGCTGCCTGTGCTATTTTTATCTCATTATTATATTGCTCTTCCTTAACTTTTTGAACTTTTTGAGCATTTTCAATCATTTCAGCAGAAGCCTTTTCGTCTGCTTTATTTGTTAATCCAATTGCATCGGTAAACGCATAAATAACTTGAACAACCGCATCGGTAATCATTTCAAATATGCCAAACTTTTCAGCAAGCATAGTAATACCACTAACTAATAACAATAAAGGGATTGCGGACATGGCTTGACCAACACCTTTAAATCCTGTCTTTATTTTATCTAAGTCTAAATTCTTTAAACCATCACCTAACATTCCAAATGATGATGATAAACTTTCAACTCCAGTACCTCTTAAAGACGTTGTTGAATCATTAAGGTCGTCAATTTTATCTTTTAATTCACCTAACTTTTTTGATGCATTAATATATTGAGTTGAACCCTCGCCAAAGGATTCAGCCATTTTAACTTGTTCGTCCTTAGCTTGTTTTATAGCCGTCTTTAAATCTTTGATTGACGATATTGACTTTTCGGCGCCTTTAACCTCAACTTCAACTCCAACCTTTTGCGTATTATCTGCCATTATTTAAGTCTTTAATTTTATTAATTAATTCAATATCGTTAGATTCATATATCTTAAAAAAAAGATAAATAGATGCTAATCCTTGTTTTATTTTATCGTCAAATTCTATCATAGTATTATCCAGTTACCTAAGTTATATTGTAAATTTAAAGTATCAGTTGTGCTTAATGTATAAGAGCTAAATCCGTCAATTGTATCACTACCATCTGGATAAATTGTAACTATATTAGCAGTGCTATCAATACGCTTTAATGTTATTTTTTTACCGTATGTTATCGTTGTTAAAACTCCGTCAATAGTGTATGTAACTGTTTCTAAGTTATTAAGTGGTAAATAAATATCAACATTTGATATTGTAGGCTTAATTAAAATAGTTCCGTCTGCTTCATTACAATAATAAGTTCCGCTACCTATTTCATTTATAGCCGTTCCATTTGCAACCTTAGGAATATAAACGCCATTTAATTGAACAAAGCCGTCCACGTTTTCGGGTACTTGCGTATAATCGCCAACTACTAAAACATTTCTAGCAGTTGACGGGCTTATAATGTAATCCCCTATTGCAGTTGTGTTTTCGCTATTAACATTGTTAGATATTCTGGATGTTACTGTACTTTCTCCCGTTGTTGGATTGTCAACAAATGCAATTGAACTTGGTACAAAAGCATCTGTATAAAGTAATTTAATTAACTCGTATTTAGTCGACGTCTCATCTAATGGAGTGTAGTTTTCAATACGATTAACAGAGTAGTAACTGCCATCAATAAATAGTCTATTTCTAAAACTAAACTTGTTTATATCAAGTGAATTAACCCACAAATATTTACTAATAAACTTAGCATCCCTATCTGAAATATTAAGAATGTAGTTTTTATGGTATCTATTGTAAAGATTATTATCTGTAAAGAAAGTGCCAATGAAAGTATAAAACACTTCCTTAGGTAAACCAAAATTTAGATCATAGGTAGGATTAAGTGGATCGTTAGTATGCCCAACGTATAAATATTGATTAGTTACTAAATCACTTGCACCAAAACTTTTATAAGTATAATTATTTGGTGAAGTTTTAACACCTCCCGTTGTTAGTATTCTAATGTTTGGAACTACCGAACTTTTAACGCCATTCTCTTGTTTTAATATCTTAGGTACTATAATACCTAATGAGTAATTAGCAACGTTTGGAGTTGGCGAAAATACAACCTCATTAACCTTTTCAGCCACACTAAATTCATTCTCGACATTTATGTTTTCAGTACCAAATGGTTCGTTGTATTTAGTTTGGAATAGTGTATTGTAATAATCGGTATCTGGCTTATATCTAAAAATATAACGCTTAGAATCTAATGTATTAATATTATTCGTTTGCTCTTTATCTAAATCAGTCCTATTCTCATAATTCAATATTCCACCAGCATGGAATACGTCAAACGTTTCAATTATTAAATTGTTAGCGTTATTTTTATCTACTTCAATTTGCAAATTAAACATTTGAATAATCGACTTTAAAAAGTCTTTTTGTTTAATCTTATTCGGCAAACATGAATTAGCTAATAATGTATCGCCATCCTGGACTGCTTTATTAGTTAGTAAGGAATAAAATGAAGTACCATTTGCACCGCTTTTTAATTTAACGGTAATAGTTCCTGTTCCCGTTGTAACTTGAACACCTGTTGAATCATAGTAAGTAACAACACCATGATCGTATTTAACTTTATGATACAACCTATCGCCACTACTTAGCAATTGATTAGAGCTTGCTATTTGATGCGTATATTGGTAGCTTACATTCTTATTTAATGATACACTTGGACTAACTAATACAGTAGTTTCAGACGCTAAGTTAAAAAATGATACGCCAGCGTTTGGACTCTTAACTATGTTTAACGAACTTATAAAATTAGCAATACTACAATAAGCAACCGTTGAATCGGTGTGAGTCATTTTAACATCGTAAATATTACTTGCAACCGTATTGTAGTAACCATTGGATGCCATTTGAACATACCAACCAAATGATTGATTGCCTGTATCAAAGAAAGGTGCCGACTCTTTTGTGTGGTCGACGTCAACAAATGTATTTTGAGTTAACGTATAATCACTATTTAAACCAACGTAATACTGTTTGTTTTGTATTTGAGTAGGCGTTAAATTTATAGTGCTTAAGTTAGGATAAACTACATGCTTTTTAAATTCTGCACTTTCTAAAATAGATGATGTATAAGTTCGCCCCGTTTTTTCAATTATCTTTTTTACGTATTCTCTAACATGAAACATAGGTAAAAAGTCAGCAACGCTAAACACCGTTTCATTCCCGCCGTTGTTACCATTTTCAATATGCCCGTAAATATATCCAAAACCAGCACCAGCACTTGAACGTGATGCTATTTGATTTCCACGAGTGTAAGCATGGTTGTATGCTGAAAAGTCCAAATCATTTGCCGTATCAGGATTACCCGTTATGTAATAGTCTCCAATATCTCCAAAGAAACTAGCACCCTCACCTTTTAAAGCACATTCATAAGTCTTTAAGTTATCGGCATTGATGGTTATCTTAAGCAGTTGTAAGTCCCCTTCTAAGTTTACAATATCGTCAACGTAATACTTAACTTTAGTTTTCTTATTCTTATTGAATGTATTAGTAACTGAGTTAACCTCAAATACATTTTCAAACAATATATTTAAAGCGTTTGATTCTGGCAAACTAATAGTTTTAGACCATGAGCTTTTAAACTTGTCAGGTTCTCTAACATCCGCAATATTATAATTAATACTAACAGGTATCTGCTCTGCAAATGGTACGCTTGTATCCGCTATCTCTAATCTCGTTCTAACCATTATATACCTCTTTGTCTAGTTTCTGTATTATCGTAATCGGCAGTTATTGAATAGTTAAATAATTTATCATTAACGTGCTTACTAAATTTGTATGAGTTATCAGTTATTGTGATCGGTTTATAGTCGCCTGTTTCAAGTTGCAACCATACCATTGGACTATCAAACAATTCATTTAACTCTATTGCTTGTTGCTCTGTAATCCAATTAGTATTTAAGGTAATTGACTTTTGACTAACAGTTGAAACCGTATTCTTTTCTCTTTTATAAGTAGGAGCTGAATAAACACCAGCCGTTAATGTTTTGGTATTCATTCTAACCGTATTCGTTTTCTTAGTCATTGTTTCTTGACTAACTAATTCAAACGTCTTAAATCCAATTGCACCATTACGTTTATAATAGTAAACATTATATTGAACTGACTTTGAACAAACATCTGTAAATGTAAATGATGTTGACATACCGCCACTATCACCTTCAAAGTTTATTTCTAATGTATCGGTAGGATTAACGGTAACACCTGATCCGTCCCATAATTTAGCACCCGTATTTATGTAATGAATATAAGCACCACTTGGAATAGTTTTAGTTAAACTACCTTTTATAGTTCCGCTTGCTCTGTATAAAACAAAATCAATATAAGTGAAATCGTCTTTAAAAAAGTGTAACCAATTATCGGCTTTAATATCAATAACCTTATTAGGTATTAAATACTCATCTCTAATAGGTGAAAGTAATTTAATTTCACCGCCATTAGTTACATAGTCTAAATAACTATAAGTGCTAAATGTATCGGCATCTAAACAAGCGTTCCAAGCTACATAATTATAAGTGTAAGTACTTTGAACCGCAGCAGAATAAAATTCTTTTATATAAACGGTAACTGCCACCGCAGAATCAGTAGCATAAGTTATTCCTGTAACAGTTGGATTGAATGAATGCTTAATGTAATTCTTAACTACTTCAATGGCGTCAAATACGCAATATCCATCAGGACGTTGCAATATCTTTTTAGTGTAAATGATTGAGCCACCTACTTGAAATTGAACTAAGTAATAAAAATCACTAACTGCAATCTGATTAGATAGTGCAACGAATATCTGCTCATTATAAGCGGGTGTATATATTTGAGGTGTTTGACTAACTGTTAATGCCATCGTTTATTTCAATTATTACTTCTGTTTTTAATACTTCACTTATTCTAGCAGTCAACTCTTCTAATCGACCATCATTTATTACTTTACTCCAAAAACCTAACTTATTATCTTTGTAAGGTTGTGAATGTCCTTTCTTTTGTATTTTCTTAGCTATTGCAAACGCAAACTGTCTAACTGCTTTTTCTCTATTAGCATCCTTTGTTTGTTTAGGTGCCTTTCTATTTTTAGAAGTTAGAGTATTAGCCTTTGACATCTTAGGTTTCAATCCACGTCTTACAATCCACTTTTCAATGCTTGCTATTCCCTCTTTGCTTACATTACCCGCACCCCTACCTTTGTCAAGTATATAACCATATTCTGGCATACTAACTTGTAATACAATAGCTCCGTTTACATTGCGAGGTGGCGTGTAGTTAATTTTAGCACTTAATCTCGACGCTTGCCCACCGTAAGACACCGCAGCGTCTAAGTTAGCCCTTACATCGTTTACAGTCGACTCCCCAAACTCAACAAGTATTTTATCTATTTCATCACCTAATGCCATTCAACGCTATTTCAAATTTCCCTTTATCTTTTAAGTAACTTATTTTGTTCATAAACTCAACTAAGTTCCATTTATATATTGTGTCCCAACTTACCCTTTCATTTAATGCACATTGGTCTATGTTGTACTCCCAGCCCCATTGTTCAAGAAATCCTGAAACTCTTTGTCGTTCTGTATCTCTTCCATCGTCTGAGCTAACAACTCTTGATTCTTCGCTAAATATTCCTGTATAAGTTTCTCGCATTGATTGTAAAATCTTAGCGAAAAAAAAACCGCCCCTAAAACGTCGCCTATTCTTTTTGATAACATTTTGTTAGCTACATAAGAATGATTAGATGCATGGTAAGCTCCGTTAGTCGGACGGTAAATAACCGCCAACAATTCATTCAATTGTGCTTCATTCTTATAAAGTGAATAGAAGTCAACCATTTGATTAACAGATATATTGGTAAGTTCAACCGAAGGACTGTAATACTTAAAACCTATTCTTAATTTACGCTTGAAATCTAAGTCAGTAGGTATTTCTTTTAAGAATGCTATTTTGGACATGATGTAATTAACGTCCATTAGTTCAACCTCTTCAAGTGCTTTGCCTGTTACAATAGCCATTTCATTAGCTATCTTATCCAATGGCTCTAGGTCCTTAGGTAACTTTGCTAAGCTAATATATTGTTGTACTGTTAAATCTTCAAATCTCATTGTTTTAAAGTATTAAAAATTAATAAAAGGGACTTATAATAATTCAATCTTTGAACTCTTGTTAATCTTATTTAAGGCTATATATCTAAGGGCGTCAATAGCATGATTATCTTTGTCTATTGGTGTTCCTAATTGTTTACCCTCCTTGTCAACCGCCCACCGCCATGTTCTAAATTCTTTGATTAAATTAGTGCTTGACTTAGTTATATTAATAGTGTATTGTTGGAGTGTGTCAATTGAATTACGAATCGAATCCGACCCCTTTGATGCGGGATAAATGTTTTTATACCCACCTCTATAAACGTCTTCAATAGATTTTGGCTCAGCACTATCCGCTATTATATCAGCATATCGATTAATACCTAATTCATTCATTCTAAGTACTATGTCGCTATTGGTTAATCCTGTTTGGTATATTAACTCATTAACGTATAATTCGCCGTTGTAACGGTAACATTCAATTAAAGTAGTTGGATCGTTTGTAAAACCCCAGTCCATTCCATAGGATATAAATTCGGCATTTGGCGGGATTGCATCGACTTCGTTCCAATTCTCAAAGATAACGCCTTGCAAGTTACCAATGTTACCTAATCCGTAAACATTCCATAGATTAGCCCAATACTTATTCTTAACTTCGCCATTCTCATAATAGCCATTAGTGTAATAGTTTAAAATTTCACTCCTTTCGTTTTCAGATAGTAGTTCGTTGTCTTGAAAGGTAAGTTGTAAGAAGTCGCAATCGGGACGTCCAACAATATCGGTGTCAATGTAAAATTCAGCATCAGGATTATAATCAGCATAGACTTGACCAGCACGCGACGCCACTTGCCTATAACTTTCAAAGTCAATCTTATTAACCTCATTAAAGTATGCGACATCGGAACGTAAACCTTTACCGACATCGGACTTATCTAATCCAATAAACTTAATGAATGAGCCATTCGGGAAACGGTATAAAGTACCCGCTAAGAAACGTGAATCGTCGTAGATACCTATTAACCTCATTAGCTTAACAAAGTCTTTAATAACCGTTAAACGCATCTTAGTTAACTCAGACGATAGTATCAGTATTTCTTTATCTGGCTTTGATGCTGCATGGTTAATTAACAATATCAATATTGAAATAGTTTTGCCAGCACCCTGCCCACCTCTTATTACTTTAATCCTTTTCTTTAAAGATGCAATCTTAAGTAAGGAGGTTGTCTTTTGAATCATCCAATGGATCTAAGTTTAAAACGTTTATTGAAGTTGTAACTACTGATTCTGTTTTCTCTGTAAGACCATTTAAACGCTGTGTAATGCTTGAATTATATTGTCCTACCATACCGCCATCTATTTGGTCATCCTTTCTCTCGTTGACTATATGCGTACAGATAACACAATATTCATCATATCTATTATCTTGGTTATCAAAATAATGTCTAATTGTTACTCCAAACTTACGATAACAATATGCTTCACAACCTACTTGAGTAAGTGGACGTTCTAATGGTTCGGCTACCATTTCTCCAGTCTTTTGAGAAAGGATATATTTATAACGTGGGTTATTTTTAACCTCTTGTTTATAGAGTTGCCAAAACTCTAATAGCTTTTCAGGAGTTTCTATGTATTTATGCTTTGCCATTTCTTATTTCGTTTAAAAAGTTTTCAAATTCATTTTTATCAAAACTTACTTTACTATCATAGTAAGGTTTATATTTTGATGGCAATTTAAATAATATTTTATATTTAGTTTTTTCTTTGTATAGAGTTAATTTAATAAAATAGAGACCAAAGAATTTATATCCTTCAATCCATTTCATGAAATCATTAGACCAATATTTATTTATTTTAGCCATTATTCCAAAAGTTTATATTTTCGTATTCGTCTTGCATTATATTTTTGTTTGATTCCAATATGGATTTTCACTTATTCCCATTACATTGTCAGGAGTAAATTTATTTATCATAAATCTTATTCCCATAAAATTTAAATCAGTTGGTAAAGAATAACCAAATTTTAAACAATATGCAGTTTTATAAATATTTAACGTATTATAATTACAAAAAATTACTATATCTTTTTTTAAAAATTCATTAGGTAATGCAGCATGTAATTTAGCTAATTCATTAAATATGTTATTTATGTTTAATTCAACTTTCTCCATCGTCTACTACTTTTAATACTCTATAACCTCTATACTTTTTAACCTCACGTTTTAACTCAGCACAAAGTTGTTTGTATTGATCTGAATCCATTGCAAGTACTTGACGTTTCTTTAAATGATTATCAGGTAGCTTAGCTATGTGATAGTCTAGTAATTCAGTTACTGATACTTCCATTATTTAGATTTTTTAGTTGGTTTCTCTTTAACTTCCCATAATTCATTATCAACTGCATACTTGTATATCTTATCAAATATACTATTTTCTCCACAAGTTAAGCATTTAGTTAAGTCAATTGTTTCGCCTGTAAGTTCAGCGTATTCATTAACGATTGCTAACATGATTGAGTTGGATGCGTCTGGTTTGTTACCGTATGCAACCACACCTAAGATAAACTCTTTATTTTCTTTAATCATAATTTTACGTTTGTTTTTATTTGTTTAATAATTCGTGCTTTATTTCTTTTTACTAATCTATAATTGATATCTAGTTCCTTTGATATTTCGGTGAGCTTTTTACCAGCTAAGTTTTCAAATAGAATGAAGACGTCTGACTCTTTAATATTTTTGTTAGTGTTTAAAAAAGTAAATACATTCTCAAAATCAGTGTCAAGTTGATAGTTGTAATTGTTATCAATTTGGTTAACATTATCAGTTGACTTGAATGAGTTACACATTTCAAATAGTACGTTGTCTTTTCCATTAAGACAAAAGGAACGGGATTGGTTATTAGCTTTGCCAAACATAACAGAGAATGTAAAAGCCTTTAAATTGTTTATCCTGTTAAACTTTTCGTCTTCTAATGAATATAAATATAAAAATGTTTCCTGATATAAGTCTTCCCAAATAAAACGATTATTGCATAGCTTTCTAGCATTCGCCTTAAGGCTTGCATCTTTGTATAAATCGGATATTTGTTTTTGCTTAGTCAATTACAATATTATAAATTTATCCATAAATTCCAATTTAGTAACCTG